AAGCATCAGCGTCATCCAGTAGGGCTTTACCTGCGGATGTCAGGTCGTAGGTAGCGGCTGTACCTGACCCGGTAAACTGAATACCTTTATCTGCGGCAGATGTCAGACCAGCAAGGGCTTGTAACTCTGCATCCAGACGTGCGTTAGCAACCGTGCCAGATAACTGTGAGGCATCGATTGTTTTGTTAGTCAGGGTTTGTGTAGCTGTTGTACCTACAATCTCCTGATTACCACCAGCAGGAAGCGTAAGTGTGTTTGTTACGGCAGCAGAGTGGGGCTGACCCTTAACAGTTTGACCGTGAGAGTTTGACTCACAGTTGAATATCATTGTGCCGGGGTTGGTGTTACCGCGAAGTACGACTGCACCTGTTCCGTTTGGAGCAAGGTCTAGGTTAGCGTTAGATGTGGTAACAATGTCATTACCGTTTGTATCTAAGTCACCGCCAAGTTGTGGGGTTGTGTCTGCAACTACGTCTGTCAATCCACCTGCAGCAGAAACTAGATTAGCAACAGTCATCTTACGTAACGCTGTTGCAGAGTTATCGTATAGAAGAACTAAGTCGTTAGAACTGTCTACGGATGTCTCTGCAGTCTGGCCCGTGATTACTGTAGCGTCTACATTCAAAGTAGCAGAGCCAGACGTTGCTCCACCTGACAAGCCATCCCCAGCAACCACGGCTGTAATATCGCCAGTAGGAACAGTAGCGACCTGTGCATCAACATACGCTTTGATTGACTGCTGCGTTGCCAAGTGACTTGCAGAGTCAGATGCCATGTTGTCTTCGTCTTTGATAGACGTACCTGATACTGCCCCGTTCAGGGTAGCTGTAGTGATTGTTGGGCTAGTCAGCGTTTTGTTTGTAAGGGTATCTGTTGTTGCACGACCAACAAGAGTGTCTGTGCCGCTCGGCAGGGTAATCGTACCCGAGTTGCTAATGCTTGCGATAACAGGAGTGGTCAGAGTTTTATTTGTAAGAGTTTGCGAACCTGTCAGGGTTGCAACAGTCGAGTCGATAGCAACTGTCAGGGTGTTGCCTGAACCAGAGGTGTCGATACCCGTACCACCAGCAATATCCAGTGTTTCGCTGTCTAAGTCAATGCTGAGTGCGCCACCGCTATCGCCTTGAAAGTCCAAATCCTGTGCAGTAACCTGCGAGTCAACATACGCCTTGATTGACTGCTGGGTTGCCAGCGCGGTTGCGCTGTCAGACGACATGCTATCTTCATCGAGGATGTCCGTGACAGTGGTTGTCGGCATGGCAAGACCGTCGATGGTTGCCGTACCGTCAAGATACAAATCTTTGAACTGTTTGCTGCTTGCGCCAAGGTCGATGTCGTTAGTAGTGCTTGGTTCGATTACACCATCTTTTATAACAAGCTGCTCTACAGACGAACTGGATACATCTACAGAAAACTCAATCTGGTTGTTGGGATTGTCTATAACAACTTTGTTAAGAGGTGTGGCAACGCCGGGGTCACCAATCAAACCGATGACAGGGCCTTCAGCCGCAGTGCCATCGTGCTTGTGGCCCGTTGTATTTACAAACGCCGCAAGAAGCTGGTCGAACTCGTCATTGGTATGCGCGGCGGTAATAACGTCGCCGTTAGTATACGTAGACTGTCTGGTATAACCTGCCATGTATTATCTCCTTCCGCCCGGAGTAAACTCCAGTTGGTATCCTTTTAATGAAATTGGTGGTGCGCCTCTTAGGTCGTCTAAACGAACTGCTACGGTAAATCCGCCACCCTCGACGCTTTGTCGTACGATAGGCTCCCCGTTTGAACCGTACACTGCTGTACCGTACGTAGAGCCAGAAAAATTATAGATGGCTGCAGAGTTACCTATGTTTAGGGGATACTGTGCTGGCTGGGGAGTAGCCGAGGAACTGAAGTCGTAACGAATACGAAAGTCTGCATCCACCGAGCCTTCGTTCTCGTAGTTCCAGATAATCCGCTGCATCATCTTGCGGATGCCAACGTCACCCATAGTAAAGTCAGGACCACGATATATAGCTTCCATATCTGTCCCATCAAAGTCAGTTCCAGATTCTTGCTTGTAGATGTAACCGTCATAGCCACCATGCAAAACTAGTTCGTCGCCGCTAATAAATCCCGAGGTACAGTAAGCAGGTTTGATGCCCTTCAGGTCAGCGTATTCCCAGCCTATGCCGCCACCTTCAACCCGTTCCTTGATAACGCCCATGATTCCGGGGGCGGTAGTGGCTGTACCTGCGTCCGTTGGAAAGAACAGACGATACTGACTCTTCTCTCGAATAACAACGCTAGATATCCTGTCTAGGGCGATACCCTCTAGTCTAGGTTGTATCTGCTTGGATATAGTACCAAGTTCGATATCGTCAATCTTGTCTGTACCTGCGATGGTACGTAATCCATCTGGGGCTAAGTAAACTAGGTCACCTGCAATCTCTTGAACGGTAAACCCATCAACACATCCGATGTTTCGTGTTACGGGTTGTAACTGAAAATCTGCAACAGACGAACCTGCTAAAAAGTATATCTGGTCTTCGCAGAAAATAAACAGACGGTCACGAAATACCTTGAGACTTCTTACTGCACTCTCTACCCTAACAGAACCCGCCCCATTGGCTGCAGAAAAATCTGTCTCAGCAAAAGGTGCTGTGAATACGATTTCCTGTGGGTTAGTAGACATACCCGCAAAAAACACATGGTTCTTAAACACCTCTACACGGCTAGGGTCAGACGGTGCGCCAGTGGTGGTGATGTCGGTAACAGATGTGTTGTTATACACCGAAGGACTGTTCGCCCCATCACACCAGATAACCTTTTCCGTATTATCAAAATTGAATATGGCAAAGTCGTAACGACCTGCGCTGGTTCTGCCTGTATCGATGCTTGTCCATCCGCTGCCTGTTCCTTTGTAAACAGCCGTTCCAATCGCAGCAATAACTTGGTCTTTGTATATTTGTACACCAAGTATAGTTCCAGAAGAACCGCCAACCTGATTAGTATCGTACTTTGTAAAGCCGTTTATACGACGATACCCACCGTTGATATCCGGCTCGAAGTTTTGCAACGTGACTGCAGCACCCGGCGAAATCGTAAAGGTATCTCTGTTAAGTACCAGACCGCCGCCCAAACGAACAAGAAACGGGCTTATAAGCGAAGTATCTGGCATTAGACAGCCCTCATGTAATCTTTCTTGTTAATTAACTCTACTCGCATACGCCCCAAACCGCCTTCGTAGTCCCGCAAAGCTAGCTGAGAAAACTGGGTATCCGAACGAAGCATGTGAGTATAGTATCTTGCACGATTAACAATTACGTCGTGGAAGCGTTCGGGTATGGTAGGGGTGTCGGTGTTGTTTACCATATCTACAGTAGTCTGATAATAGTAGTGACGAACTGTGTAGGTAGAAACGTCAGGCACAGGAGACAAGCCAATCTTGTCATCAGGTGTCTGGTAAACGTATATTGGCAGTCCCTCTGCGTCCCCTGTTGGATTAGTATCCGTCTCATTAAAACGTTCTAAATACTCTTCAAAGGATAGATACTTTAGGGTACGTTCTGCTGTGCTAGCTGATTCCTGAACAGTAAAGCTATCGTAATCGATAGTCTTAGCATCGGCTGCACGGGCGTACTCTGCCTGACTTGCAACAGTAGTAAAGCTGTAGTTAACAACCGTAAAAGGCCACTCAACCTCAGAGTTGATAATGTCCCGCTGGGCTTTGTTGATGAAGTCTTTTACAGATGTCTGGATACCACGGGTTGAACTGACCGTAGTAATTTCAACCTCGTTGATTTCACGTAACACAGCATTTATTAGTTCGAGAAATGTCATGGCTTACCTGTGTGGTTCAAAAAATTCTTCTGCAGCAACAACAGCAGTTAGTTCGTTTGCAGTCCCTGCCGCAATAATAATCTTATCTCCTGCATGAAGAAACAAAGGTTTGTCTACTGTAAATATATACTCTGCGCTTTTACCAGATACATTATGTGCAGAAAATAATGTGTGAGTAGTGGTTGTATCTGCCTCGTAATACTTCAATGTATATGCAATGTTACCAGCGTTGTCATTGGTAATCATCAAATTTTCTACATGTGAAGAGAAGTTTGATGGCACAACATAGCAATCTGTATCGCTTGTTGTTGTCAACGCTGTTGCGTGGGTAACAAACTTAGAACCACCGTTAATAACTGGCATCAGCTTACCCTTCTATGACGACGTACCTTTTTAGCGATTTTCCGAGGCTGCTTGGAGACTTGCTTACCAGCCTTAGTTGCTCTGCGTTTAGCACGGGTTGTCGCCGCGTACTCCTTCGCTGATAAGGCTTTGATGGCCTTCTCAGGTAGATATCTTTCCCCGGTAGCTTTTGGACCTTGTGTCGACGGCTTACCACTCTTGGTGCGCCACTTCTGCTTAGTCCAAGCCTTCAAAGAGCGTTGGCTCTTCTTCAGTGCCATTCTTTTCTCCTTGGGTTAGCTTTATGAGTGTGGTGAACTTTTCTTGTGCAGAGGCGTACCTGCCCACTGCAGCATCCATTTCTTCAAGTAAACCCGGATGCTCACCCACCGCAACAGGATTGTTAAGGTAATTGCTGAGTACAAACGTTGCATCTTTCATCTCCGCGTGGTACTTGAACAACAGGGCATCCACGGCTAGTTTAGGTAAGGACATTTATTTCTCCAAATACTTTAGTATACAGTTCTAGCCAACAGAAGTCAACATAACGGTAAGTAAGCACCCGCCTAAGAATATGACTAGACCTACAATAATCGCTGCCGTTTTAGCATTTTCCCAAAACTGGTGTTCTCTTCTTACCTGTTCTATCCTTCTTTGTCTCTCTGCTTCTTTGGCCTGTTGGATACGCTTGGCCCGTTCAGCTACGATACCTGCCCATGTCCCCGGTCCGAAACGCATGTCAACAAGAACAGATACCTCTCGTAGCTTTTCAGCCGCCAACCGTGCATCGATAACCTCTTGGGCAACGGAGTTCACGCTGAAGTTATCCACCCCTGCCTTTTTGTTACGAGCCTTTTGTGCTTCCTGCTCACCACGAAACAAATCGTCTATCTGCCCCGCTATATCACCAATATCTTTGACAGTGTTGATATTTGACTTGATGAAGTCTGTAGCCTGTTTTACGAGAGCGATTCCTGTCAGTATCTCTGTTACAACCATAGCTACTCTATAATCTTCACAATGTAAGTTTCGTTATCAGGTCCTTTAGCTATTTCAACTGTTTTAGACTCGCAGGAGTATCTAACAGCACCCGTGTCCTTGTACAGATTTCTCTCGATTGTACGTTTAGCTTTCAAGCACTTGGAAAGTCGCTCAAACGCGGTATGCTCTGCTACGCTACCAGAGAGATAAAGTATTAGTGTTATTGTTTCAGTCACCATCTTTTCCGTTTCTCATCTTCTCTAGTCTAGCTTCTATCGCACTAATACGCTTCTCATAAAACTCCAAGGTTAGTTTTTGTTGCTGGTCGTGAGGTGCGCGGCCCTCGTCTATCTGCGCTGTTAGTTCGTCCAACTGGTCTGCAAGGTGTTCGATTAGCATAAACTGCTCAGAGTCAGCAGGTAAGCTGCCCATCTCGCCACGAGGCCATTTGATGCGAAACTCGGTGTTCTGTCCTAAGTCAGACTCCATCATTGTGATGTTTGTCTCTATCTGATTAAGACGCTCTATGATACCGAAGTATGCCCACGTAGCTATAGATGCTGCCGCAACCATACTGATGATGTTGCGAAGAGGTAGCGCAACTTCCGTGTTTTCGCTCAGTTTTGCAGCCATTAGTTTCTATAACCGCCACCCGCTTTTTTGTAAGCAGCCGCTAGCATTTGGGCTTTTCTTGCTGACCACTGACCCGGGCGTCCGCCCTTTCCACCAGCCTTGATACGGTTAAATATCCGCTTTCTCATCTCGGGCTTAGTGTAGTTGCCAGCCTCATTAACTCGACTCTTGCTCTTCGCTTTAGGCTTCGACGATTTGCGAGTTTTTCCAACTTTCCC